TCATAAGACCCTTCACTCTTCTCAAGATCAGGGAAGTGTTTATCTTTTAGATACGAGAAGAGTTCTTGTTCTCTCACTGCCAGGGACTCTCTCCGCCGATATTATTCTGTAGTTTGCGAAGAGAATTATTGACTCTTCTATCGGCAGTAGATACAGCACACTCTAGGTATTCAGCTATATGTTGAAGCGTTACATTCTCATAATAGCGAAGGCTAAGAATCTCTTGGTCTTCCTTCTCTAACTTCTGATAAGCCTTCTTTATATCCACAAGAGTAGCCAATAGGTTGCCACCTTCAGCAGGAGCAGACTGCTTGCGTGGTTGGCCATCATTGAGTAAAACTTGGCTCTGCTCTAAAGCAGTATCTAAAGCAACGGACTTGATAACAAAAGGTAATAGTTGAGCGATAGTAGTAGTGTCATAGAAGGCTTCATCGGCAGTTTTATAGCCAGCTTTATTAGCCTTCTCTTTACGAGCATAACGTTCAGCGTGGCGCTTCATCTGCCAAGCTATACGCCTTTCATTAGCCATCCTTCTAAGCGCATTCTCTTCATTGAGTTGCTCAACAAGTGAAGCATTCCTAGAAGTAGCCCAGAGATAACACTCTTGAAGTACATCTTCCTTCTCTACATAACCTCTATACCTGCGATAGATGGCAGTTGCTACGCCTGGTGCTATCTCAGTAAGGGTTGGATGTAGTTCAGTCATTGGCTTGCTTGCCTTCTACTAAATCTTTTCTTACCTTGGCAAGTAAAAGTAATGCTACTGCTATCTTCTGCTGGTCATCTATCTCATACCATTGTCTAGCATTCTTGGCTATATCAGGACACATAGCACAGTGTTCTAACTTACAACTATCAAGCACTGCCTGTGCTTGTAAGTTTAGAATGTCCTGAAAATTAGTCATTGAAGTTCTTTCTCAATAATCTGAATGGTTGGACAGGGGTAAAACTTTTTATCGTGTCTACATTGCTGAGGTGTGATGTTACCTTCGGGTGTATGTAACTTGACGATTTCAAGTAAGGCTCCATCAGTCTTAGCAAGTAGTTCAGTGTGTGTCATCCGGTAGTTCAGGCCAGTTCTTATCAAGAACCATAATTGCTATAGCGCTGTAGTTGAGTAGGTCTACAAAGGAATCTCTTAGTGATTCATTAGATGGCTTGACGCCACTATCAAGTAAGTTATTTATTCTAGCTACCTTATCCCACATTCTCACACGTAGTCCGTTGAGTGGGCCACCAGGTGAGCGAGCCACGTTTAGGGGGCCATAATCTTTGTGCTTCCTTAGCAAAAGAGTTCCTGCGGTATCAAAGACCCGCCACATATCTTCTACAAACTTATCATCTATCTTCTTATGGGCATTGGTTTGCAGGTTATTGTCCCACTCTTGTAATCTATCGAGACTATTATCATCCCCATATCCGTCAATAATACTGCTGCCTCTTGAAGATCCTTTTTCTTGCTCACTCACTTTGCTCCCCCTACTAGGTTGGCTAATTGTTCTCTACCCTCTGCCAGGTAAAAGTCCGTTATGTCCATACCTGGTGGTAATTGTACTATTTGTGAGTTTAGTACCTCACTTGCGACACGCCGAGCAAAGTCTGCTCCAGGATTAGTGTCCTTATCTTCTCTTGTGTCGTTATCTCCGATGACATAGATGACATCAAAGCCAGTAAATAACTTAGAATAAAAGGGTTTCCAAGCTGCTACTCCTGGTACACCAACAGCAGGGATACCTATCTCATTCATAATGATTGAATCAAACTCACCCTCGCAAATAACTATGCGATAAGTATTCTCCATTGTGGCTGTGACATTGTAGAGATGGCTCTTCTGACCTATCGGTGCGCCATACTTAGGCTTACCTTCATCAAGTCTTCGGAACTTAAAGCCAACACACATATCTAAAGCTGTAAAATATGGAATAGATATCCAACCTTCATAACCTTGATGGCCTTCTATTGGATCTGTAATAACTCCAAGCCTGTACTTTGCAGCAGCAGCCTCAGATATTCCACGTCCTTCTAGATATGCTAGAGCCTCTGCGTTTATGCTTTGACTGTACCTTTCCGCCGCCTCGTTCAACGATTTCGACTGCGTAGTTGAGAGCATCCTTAAACCCCATCTCCTCGTTCGCCATTACTACATCTACTGCTGAACCACCCTTACCGCAAGTGTGACAGTAATATAAATTGTTATATGTATCTATCACTGCGCTACGCCTAGAGTCATCGTGCATACAACACTTGACTGATAGGTTTGAACCATACTTCACTTCACCAGCGTAATGCTGGACTATCAAGTCTATGGGGATTGCGTTTGCATCAGAGGCGCCTTTGCGTTTCGACTTACGAACCACCCTGGACCAGTCTTGTGCTGGCATCCACAATCTCCTTTGCAGTAGCCGTGAAGTTCTTCAGCTTTATCGTAGCTGCCTCGGAGATTAAAGTCTCCAGCAACTTGACATTCATTGCAGATCATCTTCTCGCTCTTCTTCTTGTTCTTCTACTTCGCTTGGTTCCTCCGGTAGTGGAGGTTCTGCTTGCGGATTCATCATCTCGCTTGTTGTTATTTGTCCCTGTGGTACTGGCATCTATCCACTCCTTTAGTGGTTGTATTACCCAAGCATCTTCAACAGATGCGTTCCTTCTCTTGACTATGACAAAGGCCGGAGGCTCGACGGAAAGACCTCTAGCCTTTGCATAGTTGGCTGCCTCAGTCTGAGCTTCCGCCCAGAACTGTGGAAGATTCATAGCCTTACGATTCTTGCACTCTAAAATATAGGTCTGACCTGCGATTATGGTAACAATGTCACCTTCATCATTAGCTCCTGCCTTGGCAAGACGTTCAGCGAAGTGACCAAGTGAGCGGATGTATTTCATTACATCGGACTCAAACTTAGTTCCCTTTTGTTTATTGTAACTGCTCATACATTCCTTGGATTTGAGTTCAATATCATTCGACCATAAGCGTCAGAGTCTCCTATCTGACAAGCCGAATAGTTTGTAAACAAACCTATGTAATCCTTTCCGTCAGCAGTATGTCTGCCAAATCTGTTCTTGACTGCAGCCACTCGTAGCGTGTGTCCATACGGATCATACCCAAGAGTTAGTATCAAAGCTGGTAACTGACTCACCTTTCCGTGGATTGCTCTACGTGCTGGTGGTTCAAAGGTAGTTCCATATTCAGTTTGCTCTGATACGTGGTGTAGCACCATCACACAGGCTTCGGTTTTCCTAGCCATATCGTGTAGTTCTACCATAATTGCTCGAAGTCCTGCCCATTCATTATCAGTCTCAGCAACCACATTCATCAGGTTATCTATCACTATTAACTTCGGTGCTATACCGAAGAGTTCTATGTAAGCCTTGACCTCTGCTTCAATGTCATCAAGTGATGGACTTGAATCAAAGACCCATTGGATATGGCCCATCATCTCTAAGTCTTTTGCATAGTGAGATGGGTTTGTCCTGATGTTATTCTCAACAGTTATCTGTGTATGACCTGATAGATGTGATGCCGCTCTAATCATTACAGTAGCTGTATCAGTATCAGCAGAAAAGAAAAGAGTTGGAACCTGTGCCTTGATTGCATATATCAAAGCGAACATAGACTTTCCGACGTTGGGTGCAGCGGCAACCATACACACTTGACCGCGCCGGAAAGTTATGTCCTTACTCTTTAGGTCTTTCCAAACCAAGGGTAAAGGTTCAGCGTTACTGTGCGAACTATGCCAAGCTCTATCTAGTCTAAGCACAGTCCTCTCGTTTCTCTATTGGTATTTTTAGTTTTCTTTTACGACGGATTTTCTTTCTTTCGGCAGCGGTGAGTCCACCCCAAATTCCGTGCCGTTCATAGGTAATACCCCATTCAGCGCATTCAAATCGATGGTTACATACTTTACAAATACTTTTAGCGATGTTGACGCTAGAACCATTTGCTCCGTTCTCGGGGAACCAAGCATCACCGTCGACTTCTGCACATAGCGGAGCCTCGTATTGACGCGGCTCACGCATTGGGTCATCTAACCCAGATAGTGTCGCACTTGTCCGTCGCTCCCTTTGGAGCAGCGCACATATATCCTTTCCAAGGTCCCTTGGCTCCGACGCCTTCTCTGAAGCTCATTGTTCCGTGCTTGCAACCTGGCGTCTCACCTTGTG